TGGTTGTGAAAGAACATTTCCAATTCTTACTTCTACTTTACTTGTAGTTCCAAAACCAACATATGCATATGCATTAACATTTAATCTAATATTATTTTTTAAAGAAATAGAATCTTCACTATTAATACCAATAATACTAGTATTAGCTACTCCTACCCCATAAAACTGATTTATAGACTTAGAACGATATGTTAATATACCTGTAATACCTGTATCATAAATTGTTACTAATTCTCCTGATGGAGGGAACCCAATTGTTGAATCTACATCAATAACACTTGAACCACCAGAAACTTTTGTTATTATTTTTGTAATGGGATGAGCAGAAAATTCTCCGTAAACATTTCCTCTCAGAGAAACATCTGCAGAATATCCATAATCAGTTGAAACTTGATAAAAATCTTTACCATCAACCAATCTTTTTTCAATATCAAAAATAGGAGCAAATGCTTTTGTTATTCCATATTGGGGATATGCATCTTGATATAAAGTACGATTTAAAAGGTGTGAAGGATCCCCAGATAGAGGTTCAACCACCATATTCTTACCAATTCTATAATCAGCATCTGAAGGTCTAAAAAGAAATTCTCTTGGTCTTAATATTTCACAATGTTCTCCATATAAAGCCCCGAATAAGATCCTATAGGACTCATCACTTCCCTTTGATTGATAAAAATCTCTAACTCTAGAAATAAAAAGTCTTTGATTTAAATCTTCATCTAGTTGTCTATTTTGAAAACCAGGAGAATATAAACCTTTAATCTTAATCAAAAACCTATTAAACAATAATGCACTTAAATTTACTATTTTTGCACCACTTATATGCTTTTGAATATTTGTTTGTGTAAAAGTTAATTGATCTTCATGCAGAGAATTATAAGACGTTACTCCACTAAATCCCCTAATACAACCTTTAAAAGAGTTACTTGTTTTTTCTTTATATAAAATAATTTCATCATCTATTTTAATTAAACCATATCTTTCAGGAAATTGATATGTACCAATAATATCATTAGATAAATCAAAAGATGCAGGTATTTCGGTAGCCCCCTGATTAATATCAGTTCTTAATTCTGTACTATAAGCATTAGTAGTTAAACTGACTAATTTAACATATTCATCTATATTTTGAAGAACATCAGCAGAAGCAGTAGGGACTTCCTGAGAAGTATAATACTGCTTTAAAAATTCTCCTAATAAAGGAAAATCATTCTGCATAAAAGAGGGAAGTTGCTCCTCAACTATACTTTGTATTTTAACTCTTTGTAGATCGGTAGATATCATTTTTTGTATATGTTAATCTTAGTAAGAATATGAAAGTTAATATCCACCGCCGCCTCCGCCGCCCATTCCGCCGCCTCCAGTGGATGTTGGTGGTGGAAGTGGTAATGCAGGAGTTGCAACTGCTGGTAGTGCAGCTTCTGCAAGACCCATTAATCCTCCTCCAGTTGGATTTCCATCCATTACTGTTTGCGTCATCATTCTTCCATCAGGATAATAAGTTATATATTTCATATTAATTCCTTCTGGCATTGAGACCGTGTATGAACCATCATCATTATAAGTAGTAGTCTCACCTACCGCACTTACGTTTCCGTCAGTACTACATCCAAAATGAGGTACACCACGAACTAAATTATTATCACCATAATTATCAGCAGGAGTTTCTGTATCACATGCAGCACTTACATCAACACCATTTCCATTTCCACCACCACCGTCATCACCACCGTCGCCACCATTTCCTATTTGTAAATAAAGATCGTGCAATCCCTTCACATTATTAGAACAAGGAACCGCATCTACCTCAATCAGAGGAAAATCACGAAAAACATCGGTATCTGTAATCATAAGAGGAGTTAATTTAATTTCCCCATGCATATAATCAATAGTACCGATGTTTGATTTTACTATATCAGGTTCATTGGGTGACATTAACCTAAACAAGAACATTGTTCCTTTTGAATGATCATTAGGATTGGGTTTATCTCCTAGATATACCATTCCTTGTATACCTGAAACATGGAATCCACTAGATCTGATATTATGTCCAGTGCAGTTCTTAACAAACATACAATTTTTAAAACATAATTCATATTCCGTAAAACTATTTAACGTTACTCTCAGATCCCTTCTAATTCTTATAGACGTAATATTAGAGCTAATTGCTGGATCAGCCCCATCAATCATACATTGAAATTTACTAAAATTAAAGGTTGATCCTAAATCACCTAAACCACCATTTCCACCAGCATCAGCACCATTATCAGTGTATTGTTCGATAGCATCTAATATTGCATTTATAATATCATTTGGAGATCGTCCTAAATTACAATCATAATATGCATTAACATCTGGTTCTATATACAAATATTTTAAATCTGTAAGTTCTAAATCAATTCCCCCTACATTATATTTTTTAACTGCATTTTTAATATTTTCTTTAAGTGGAGGTGATAGATAATTTCCATTTACAGGTTTTATAGCAGCATAAACTTTTCCATATCGAGGAGGATCTAATTCTTCTCCTCCAAAAACAGAGACAGCTTCTGCTTCGGGAAATATACTAGGAATTAATGTTTCATAATCACCTGCAGTAACTGCCCTATTCTGCCCTACATGTGCTCTGGGACCATACTGTTTAATAGATTCAATATCTTCTATATCTGCTCCTCCATAAGAACCAGAATTATATCCACCAGCACCTCCTCCTGCACGACCACCTACACCAGTTCCAGTACCTCCTCCAGCTCCTGGAATTCCAAGTCCTGTACCTGCTACATTTCCCCCACCACCAGCACCAGTACTTCCAGTACCTCCACCAGTTCCAGTACCAGTACCAGCACCTCCAGAACCTATACCATAATATCCTCCAGCACCTACACCAGTTCCAGCACCTCCTCCACCACCACCTGTTACAGTAAGTAAAGAAATACCTGATGTAAGTGCTACACCACCTAAACTACCTCCTCCAGTTCCACCACCTGCACCAGCACCTCCAGGACCACCAGCACCTCCTGTAGTGGTTCCAGTTATTCCTGATCTACCATCAGTTAATGTTCCGTTAAAAGTAAGTCTATTAACTCCATTTCCAGCTGCTCCATTACATACCACATAAGAAACTTCAATATAAGAAGGAGCCTCTAGTTTTTTACCAAAAATACCATCTCCGAAGATCAATTCATACCTTTCTCCCTCTATTTCTTGTATCCAATAGACAGGTGATTCACCCGTTATATCAAATAAAGTCTGATTTGTTGTATAATGTCCATGACAACTTGTTACATTACCTGTTTGATAATATTGTCTACTCGTATTTGCAGTTTTAGAAGGTTTTACCGTAACTTTAATCGTAGTTGTATCAATTCCTGAATTATCTAGAATAAATCTTTGTTTTGGATCATAAGAATCGACTGTAAAACTAGTAGTAAGGTAAGTTCCTTCAACAAGTAAACAATTATTAAATAAGGCTCTATTACCACTAACTGGTCGTACTATATCATCTAATGTTACAAAACTATAACTCTCATTTGCAAATGCTCTTGTTGTAGCTACTACTCCTCGGTGTAATTTAACATTTTGGGGTTTAGAAGAGTAATTAGTAGTATCGACGTAAAATGAAACATTGATTCTTGCTGCTCTTCTTGATCTAGGCAAATATCCAACATTTTGTATTAAAGAAACTACATTTTCTCGCAATGTAGCACTATCCAAGAACACCTCATTCGATACCATATTGGCATTATAAGAGGTTGTATACGTATTATATGCAAGAATATCAATAATTGAGGATAAATTGGATCCTTCAAAATCATAATCCGTAAATTTGGAGTTAGATCGGAGATAATCTTTAATTGTTACCTTAATCTGGTCAAAATCCAGATTAGCAAAGTTAACTAATGCCATTTATCTTGTTGGTATTAACACGAATGATAATTCTTGAGTTGGAAGTTCAATTCCAATGATCTTATAAGTGACTTTTACGTCCATACTATAGGAATCAATGTTAGCTATGACACCAACTTTGATTAAATTGACTCTTGGTTCGTAATTTTCAATAACATTAATGATTTCTGACCTTATAGACATTGCTGTAACGTCGTCAACATTATCAAATAGGAGATTACCAACTCTTGAACCCAATTCTTCATTAAAAAATCGTTCTCCAGGAGTGGTAAGAACCAAATTCCTAAGAGAACGAGCAATAGCTGTCGTATTTTTAATCGCAATAAGGTCATTGGTTAACGGATTAACCTGAAAAGATGCACTCACATCCTTAAATGACTTACTTATACGTTGGACAGGCACTATTATTAAGCAAATATAACTTTATTTAGCACCTTATCCACTCACTTTTTATTTACCCTGACCTCTGGTACGTTTTTTTGCTTTATTACGAGAGGAAGCGGCATATTTTGTGTGTTTTCCACTTCCTTGACGAGTTTTTTTCGGTCGGGTTTCGATCATATCGACTCCTGTTGGACTTCTCATCACCATTTTAAGATTCCTCCACTTTTAGTTCATTAGGATCAAGTTTATTTTCATAAAATTCTGTTGATAACTCATCTAAAATCTGAGCACACTCCTCAATACTCAGATTTTGATGAATTTTATGTCCCTTATGGACAATTTGGTAAGTCTTACGAGACACGTTGGTTATATAACACGAGTTTTCTCATGTCCTACACGTATTCGAGGGTCACACCAGATGTCATACCCTGCATCGATAGCATCTAAGCAGAAACTCACGTCTTCTCCGCACATATCCTGTACTGCTCCAGACTCAAACTGTTGCATTTTAGGTGCGAACCAAGGGTATGTCATCTTCTCATCTTCAAATACACCGTTCTTGATCATTACCCAACCAAAACCTGTGTAATCTACAGTGAAAGGCTTGCGACGTTTGCTGATCGACTCCACTGTTTCATGATTCATGACTCCACCATTCTTACGGAAGTCATCTTCTTCTAACCAGTGAGCGACAGAAGTAGTTTGCCCATCCTCTGTAGCATACCAACCAGCAGATATAGGACGTTCCTCTTCTTCAGCA